CTTCAGCATGATAGCGCTACCATACTGAGAAATGTTATTGCTACTCAAATCTGTGTTAAGAGCGAACTGTTCAACACGCTGATAGAAATATGGTCTCAGTTCTTTTTTAACTGGATCGATAGCAATATTAAAGTTAGGATCAAGAGTATTACTGATGTCGAAACCATTGAATGGATCAACAAGAATACCATTCTTAAAGCGATTCAAACCAGTTGTATCGTTCTTAACTAACAGATTATTAGTATTCTGTTCAAGAAGATTAAGTGAAGTATAATACTCTAAATTATCGATACGTGTAGCCAACTTACCAATATCAGCCATTGTATAACGTCTGTTTTGAGCTGACGAAATTGTAATGGCATAATCGTAGCGTTTAGCAGCTTTAGCTTCTGGTGTTGATAATGAAGGGTATGGAGGAACAGTAATAACACCAAGCGTCATTGTGCCAGGCTGGTCAGGAGGCGTTCTTGGATTTACTGCTGAAGTTCCTTCAATAACCTTGAATTGATTTTGTGTTGTAATAACAGCAAGATCTTTTCTAGGAAGATAATGAGAAACGTCAGCTTGCCAGTTTGAGTCTGGCGAAGGAAGATACGAACCAGCAGAAAGAATGCTGATTACTGATGCGTTGCTTGGATTGATAGTTGCTGATGATACTGATTGTGTAATAGCAGCAGTATTAGCAACGAAAGGACGGAAATCAACACAGTCGCGAAGATCGTAGGTTGTTCCTGATGTAGAAGTATACTGAGGAATTTGCTGCGTTGTAATAGCGTTTGTATTTGATGTGTTAACGTCATCAATAGGATATGAATTAGCTGTGAAGAATCCAACACCTTGTGATTGATCATAAGAGAAAACATCAACATCAACAAGAAGTGTGCTTGTGTTACTTAACAACCCACTATTCATAGTTGTAAGATTTAAATAACCAAGATCATAAAGACTATCACCCTGACCATTAGTTAAAGTAAACATTGAAGATACATCAGCGCCGCTGTTTGAATAAGAACCACCAGAACCAATATAAACAGCATTCAATTTGAAGATGTCAGGTAAACCTAAGCACCATGGACCAACGCTATTGGCAGCATTGTTCGAGCAATCGATTTTAATATATGCTTGTTTTGTGATGTTTTTCTTGATAGCAACAGTTTCTTTTCTGTTAATATCATAGTAAACATTCGTTTGAAGAGTTGTAGCAAGTTGTTCGCCAATGTTAAATGTAGCTGTCGAACCAGAAATATTGACCGATCTTTGTGATTGACTGAAATCAATCGGAACACCAACAGGAAACTCTTTAGCATGCGTATTTGAAGAAGGCGAAGATGAAAAGTTTTCTTTTGTTTGTAAGAAAGTATTATTACCAATAAATGCGATGGTATGTTGTTCGCTATTGATTAAAATAAAATCGCCGACTTTATAATCTGTAGTAAATGTCGTGCTAGATCCAGATACGTTTGGTGAACCAGAGCTTGCAGAAACTGTACCAGTTTTGTTTGTTGATTTAACAGTCGAAAGAGGAATAACAATCATATTGTCTGTTTCGTTTGAAGACAATAAACCATTATATGTAAATGTTTCTGTACCTGTACCTGTAACAGAAGGAAGTGTAACAGCCATAGTTCCGCTTGTTGCGAACTGAGCGCTCGTTCTGTTACGATAAACGTATTCTATGTTATTAAACCCATTGGCAACGATAGCTTTTTGACCATATGGGAAAATCATTGTGTTTAAAGATTGATCTTGCAAAGCAGCAATATTTGCATTAGCTGTTGCATTATATGTTAAAAAAAGATCAGCGACAGCTTTTACTGAGCCGCCATTATGGTTGATAATGCTCTTAACATTGCTGAAGTTTTGTCCAGCATTCATTGTAATGTTAAACAGATACAGTCTATATTGAGCTGTGTTTGTGCCGATTTGTCCAGAGTCATATGCTACTGATTTAATATAAGCTGTACCAATTTTTGTTGTTGAACTGTAACCAACACCTGTGAAAGCCAATGTTGAAACCGCTGTTTTTGCGATATTGTGCAGTTCGACTTGAACGATATCTTCGCTGTCAAAATCACCACAGTATTCCTGCACGTATACGTATGTACCGTAGTTAGCGCTAACTATCTGACCTTGGAATTGCTCTGTATCTAAACCTTTACGGAGATTGATTGTGTTGTTATTGATAAATTCAACACGATAACCTTCTACATAACCAATACCTCTTGATGTAACAAGATTAACATTATTTGCTGCAAGGGGATCAGTTGGGTTTTTCGGAGCTGTTGAAAGAATAAACGGATTAACAACAAAGTTACCATTTGTTTCATAAGTTGTTTGAGCCAACTGTTTATTCAGAATGTTATATTGGGCTGTGTTTCTAATTGTAACAGGAACACCAGCTTGGAAATCAACCAACGAGAAAAATGATTCGTTGTTAGCGATTTGATCTGTTTGGCGTGTAATAAGTGTAGGCACCAACTGAAGGCGATGAGCGCCTGGAGCAGAATAGTTAGGAGCGCCAGCAGCATTATCGAGAAGCGAAGTATCAGCTTCAGGAGTAATGATGTTTTCTATTGTATTAAAACCGACTGATATATTATTCGGAGAATTACTGTATTTGTCTATAACCATTGTTTGTGGCTGAACTGTAACGAAAAATCCTTTTTGGAAAATCGTACCAGTTGATGTTGTAAAAGCGTAGCCAGAACCAGTAGAGTTAGCAACAGTTGCAACCGTAACATTACCGATAGAAATGTTTGCGCTTGTAGCAACAGTAAGAACATCAGCGTTAGCAAAAGCTGTTTGCTGAGCACCATTTGTAAATGTGCCTGTGTTAATATACTTAATGTAAAGAGTGTTAAGATCTGGGTCTTGTGATTCGAAACCAGCAATTGTATCAACAATAAGAGCTTTCAAACCATTTGAATTATATACGTAGTTGTTCGAAAAATCAGAAATTGTAAATGCTGAACCATTAGCATAATTGTCGTTAATTTTTACATACGTATAGTTTTGATCGAACGTAAAAGAACATCCATCTACAACTGAACCTTCGGTAAAAATGTGACTTCCAAATTTATCAATTTGATCTTGCAGAATAGTCTGCATTTGGTTAAGTTCACGAGTTTGTACGGCTACAGAAGGTCTGTAAAGAATTCTATAAAAATTCTTATTTGGATCATAGTCATCAAAATATGGACTACGAGATAGATCGGTTTGTAACGCCATGGATTCCCCTAAAACTTAATCACCAAGTTAATTTGTTCTTTTGCTGTAGCAGATCTTGTTATTGGAGCAACATTTTCAAGATATATAACAGATCCTGTATTTCTCACAAGCTCAGGATATAAAATCGTTCCATTAATCTGGTTTCTTCCAACAGCTCCACTTTGAGAGCCAACAATTTGATATGTACCAGTTTGGAAAGGATTGCTACCATTAACATCATTTAGTACAAGCACGCCATAAACACTAGATATGTCTGCCCCTATATTAACATTATTTATGATTCTGTGGCCAGAAGAAAATGAACCATTAGCCACACCTGTAAGCCTGATATAACTACTATTAGCATATGTTACAATAGCTGTTGCTCCAGAGCTTCCATCGGTAATCTGATTTCCAACACTAAATGACCCGTTTGAATTTGTATAAACGATATCGATATCTGTATTGGTGCTCATTACGTAGCCGCTAGCCCCAGAAACATTCTGGTTTACGTATTCACCAGCTTGATACGAACCACTAATTGAAGTAATTGTTAAACGAGCAAGTTGTGAGAATTTTTGACCGAAATTTGATGTCGCATCAACAGTTCCATTAACAACTGAAATAGATGTAACATTAGCATAGGCATTTGAAACAGAATCATAAACAATATCATTTGATTGGAAACGACCAGAAACATTAGTTAATTTGAGAATAGTATTGTTCGCCTCAACTATATACGCAGAAGCATTTGAACCCACTTCTGTAATAATTTCAACGTTTGATAACAGAGAAAAATATATGACATTTGCTACAGCAACATTTGCAGTTGTTCCAGTTGTAATTCCAGCTATATTGTCACCAGTTGCATTTGCTGTAAATGTTCCTTCAACAGATTTTAACTGCACGTATGTGCTATTTGATGTTACAACATAACCAACTGCATTTGAACTTGGTTGAATAACGAATTCACCATTACTAAATCCTGAGCCAGAACGATTGCGAATTGAAAGATTTACTCTGTCATAATTTGCTACTGTAACTGAAACATCATTAAATAATGGATTTTCGATAATACCAATTTTACGGTATTTACCGAATATAGG